TACGCTGAGGGCGGCATGAAGGCCGAGCAGGGCGTCCCGTTGCCTAGCCCCGAAAAAGAATCGTTTGAGGTTTACGACCGCCAGACCGGCGACGTTGTCGGCACCTATGGGTCTTTGAAGAGGGCCTCTCGCGCTGTTGACCGGCGCGACAACGAATATGGTGGCTATCGTTACGGGCATCGCCCAGTCGCCAAAGCAAAGGGCGGAATGGCTCACGAAGACGTGGCTGCTGATAAGTCCTTGATCAAGAGCATGGTCAAGCCTGCCGCTCTCAAGAAGGCTGATGGCGGTGGCATCCCCCCGCAGATGCGCGCCGCTCTTGCGAGAAGGGCAAACTCTGTTCCTGTTGCGCCCCGCGCTCCTATGATCCCGCAGCAGGCAATGCCAGCCCGGGGAGCCCTTGCTTCAATAGGCGAGGGCGGCATCGGTGTCGGCCAGTCCCGCCCGAACAAGCCTAACGTCGGGGCGATCCGTGCGGCCATGGCTAAGAAAGCCTCCATGGCGATGCCTGAGAACGCCCCATCTATGATGAAAAAGGGCGGAAAGGTGAAGTGCTAAATGACGGTCTCCGGCACAGTTTCCACGACCGTATTCAAGACCCGGAAGGTGATTGATCACGCCTTCCGGCGCTGCCGCATGCAGCCTCAGCAAATCACGTCTGAGCTGATCGACATGGCGAAAGATGACCTCTTTCTGCTGTTGTCGTCGCTTGGCAGTCAGGGTGTCCCTCTTTGGTGTATCGAGAAAGAGATCCTCCCCCTCTATCTCGGTCAAGCGGCTATCACGCCGCCCAAGGGTACGATGGACATCCTGAATGCCAATTTCCGCTGGCTGTCCCGGCAGAACGGCCCGGTTCAGTACAGCTCGCCGGGAGGCATCCCGTCCTACGCCTTCGATGGGGACCTCGACACGTCCTGCGCCCAGACCGGACCTGATGGCAACATCGAGATCGCCTACATTGGCGCGGACCCAATCAACGACCCGCAGTCGCAGGTACAGGTGACGACCGTTGGCGTGATGATGGCGACCACCGCCACCTTCAACATTGAGTTCGAGTGGTCCAACGATGGCGTGACGTGGACCTCGTGCTTGTCGCCGGGCGCGACCCTGTACACCGCTGGCAAGTGGCAGTGGTACGACATCGACGGCACCCAGCCGGTGAACTACTTCCGCATGCGCGAGACCGGCGGGCAGACCCTGAACGTCGTCGAGTTCTATGCGGCCAACAATCCCACCGAGATCCCGCTGGCGCGCATGAACCGCGACGACTGGACAAATTTGCCGAATAAGACGTTCTCCGGGCGTCCGCTCCAGTACTGGTTCGACCGTCAGCGCGACTACCCGGTGATGCGGATTTGGCCGGTGACGGACACGACCAACATGTTTGGGCAGTTCACGATCTGGCGGCAACGCTACATCATGGACGTCGGGACGCTCACGGAAGAACTCGACATTCCGCAGCGGTGGTACGAGACAATCGTCTGGCAACTTGCATGGCGGCTTGCTATGGAGCTTCCTGACTTCAATCTTTCGCTTGTCGGGCCTATCAAGGCTACGGCTGACGAAGCTTTGAGGATCGCGCAGGACGAGGAGCGCGACAACTCGCCGATCTATTTTGCCCCTAACATCTCGCCGTACACCCGATGAGCATCTTTCTTGACCCACGCGGCAAGTCCACCTTCGGCATCGGGATCTGCGCCCGGTGTTCGAGGAAGATGTCGCTTGAGGATCTTTCTTCGGACCCTAACTATCCCGGCCTCTACGTTTGCGATGAGGACAAGGATCAGTTTGATCCCTACCGTCTGGCCGCCCGGCAACCCGAACGGATCAACTTGTTTCACCCTCGCCCTGATACTAATATCGCGCTGAACATGTACGGCACGATCTCGCAGGATGAAGACCTCTTCATCATTGGCGAGGAGGGCGACGGGTATCTGGTGCCATGACGAACAATCCGCGCGTTCCGACAAACCTGATCCCTACGAAGATCACCCAGTTGCCGCTGGCGGATGCGCCAACGGCGTCTGATACGACAATTATCGTTCAAGGCGGGATCACTAAGCGCGCGTTCTACGGTCAATTTCTACAATATGTCGGCCCCACTGGCCCCACCGGCCCCACGGGGCCCACGGGTGTGCAGGGCTTAATTGGCCCCACAGGACCGACCGGGCCCACGGGCTTGCAGGGTCTCCAAGGCGTCACCGGGCCCACGGGCCCTACAGGGCCGACCGGGCCCACTGGGCCCACGGGGTTACAGGGGGTTCAAGGCATAACTGGCCCCACGGGCCCGACTGGTCCGACCGGGCCCACTGGGGTGCAGGGCGTTGTCGGCCCTACGGGGCCTACGGGGCCTACAGGCCCCACGGGCTTGCAGGGGATCCAAGGTGTCACCGGACCTACCGGGCCTACCGGACCTACAGGCTTGCAGGGTATCCAAGGCCCCACTGGGCCCACGGGACCGACAGGGGTGCAGGGCGTTGTCGGCCCCACGGGCCCCACGGGCCCCACCGGCCCTACGGGGCCGACTGGGCCCACAGGCCCCACGGGTTTGCAGGGCATACAGGGCGTCACGGGCCCTACGGGTCCTACTGGCCCCACGGGTCCGACCGGACCCACAGGCCCCACGGGTTTGCAGGGCATCCAAGGCGTCACGGGTCCGACGGGTCCTACCGGCCCTACGGGGCCCACAGGCGCGTCTTCGACCGTTCCGGGGCCCACAGGCCCCACGGGACCGACCGGGCCGACAGGGTCTACGGGACCGACCGGAGCGACCGGCGCGACGGGCGCAGGCGGCGCGCTGGGCTATTGGGGCTCGTTCTGGGATACGACCAATCAGACGGCGGCTAATACGACCACCGCTTATGTGATGCAGATCAATAGCACGGATACTGACAGCAACGGTGTCAGCATCACTAGCGGTGATCGGATCACCTTTGCTTATGCAGGTGTTTATAACATTCAGTTTTCAGCACAGTTTGTGAACACAGACACGCAGATTCACGATGCTAAGGTTTGGCTGCGTAAGAACGACAGTGGCAGCACGGGTGACGTTCCAGATACCACTGGCGAAGTGGCAATCACCAACAAACATGGCGGCATTGATGGCTTGAACATCGTGTCGTGGAACTACGTTTTGAAGCTTGCAGCTGGTGACTATCTGCAACTGATGTGGCGCGTTGATAACACGGCAGTCAGTCTTCAAACGATTTCCGCAGGGACATCACCCACATCGCCCGTCTCACCGTCTGTGATTGTGACTGCAACACAGGTTTTGTACACGCAGCTCGGCCCCACCGGGCCGACTGGGCCAACGGGGCCAACCGGACCTACCGGGCCGACAGGCGCTGCCTCTACCGTGGCTGGCCCTACTGGTCCGACCGGACCTACTGGCCCGCAGGGCGTCACGGGTCCTACGGGCCCCACAGGGCCAACCGGCCCGCAGGGGATACAGGGCCCGACAGGCCCGACAGGCCCCACAGGCCCGCAGGGAGTACAGGGCGTAACAGGGCCGACTGGACCCACGGGGCCCACCGGCCCCACCGGGGCGCAGGGGATACAGGGCGTAACGGGTCCGACCGGACCCACAGGGCCGACCGGGCCCACGGGCCCTACGGGGCCGGATCTGAACTCACTGATCTATGCAGTAGCGATGGGCTGAGGCATAGGGTAGAATGGAAGGAATAGGAGAGCGCCATGGCTCAGACATTTACCAACGCGGTGGCCAATAACGTCACCACCGTCACGACCGTCTACACCGCCCCCGCTGCGACGACTAGCGTCATTGTGGGACTGATCATCGCGAACGACGCTGGAGCCGACACGACTGTGACCGTCAGTGTCGTCAAGGGCGCAACGACGGTCAACGTGCTCAATAGCGCGCCCCTTCCTTCCGCCAGCAACTTGTCGGTGCTGTCGAACAACAACCGCCTCGTTCTCCTGACCGGCAACAGCATATCGGTGACTGCCGCCGCTGCCGTTGACGTTGTCGCTTCTGTGCTGGAGCTTACCTAATGACCACCGCCGCTCAAAACAGCAAGCAGATCCTTGCTCCGAAGGGGACTGCTGGGACGCCCAGCCATTCGTTCTTGGGCGGCAACACCA